AACGTTGACCCCCACGAAAATTCATTTCAAAATTCTGAGAGAACAGCCGCCTCGCAGTTTACATTGTTTCCCGTTTAGCGACGGAGATTAATTTGCCTGTCGTGTACGACCTGCTCTCTTTAGTTGAACAGCTCGTCTAACCACCGGTTAACCGCTCTTACAACCGCCGACTTCGCATACACGAGACCATACAGTCGTCTCAGCGGGCTCTGCCACTCTGTCTGCGTCAAGTACTGCACGCTGTGCTGAAGGAGATCATCTGCTACGAGGATGCTGCCTGTGACAACGAAGAGCGGAACCTCTTGAACCAGCCCGTAAGCGATCAGGAGAAGGCCGAGATATCCGTGGTGCCACTGCTTGAAAGTCAGTTCATGTGACACGAGTCACTCCGTGCCGTATTGTTGGCACTTAACATGGACATGTTAACGGCTTGGCAGGCTCACCAACACGTTTGGAGGATGGTTACAAGTGAATGTTTCTGCTCTCAGAGAGATCGCACTGGCTGCTCAAGGCGCATTAGCTGTAGCGAACTGTCATCTCCAGCTCGCTAAACAGCGTGTCTCCCAGGAAGATCGCATCACGCATGACCACCTCGATACTAGCATTGTCTTCCAAGACAGTGCGATGGCGATTATCTCAACGATCAATGAGATGATTCAGCAAGTTGAACAGCTTAAGCTGGATGGTCGAAGCCGTCGTCTGGATGATGCTGCGGCGGCTTAGGAGCATGCTGATGTGGCGGGGTTTTCTTCTTGAACAGCCTACGAATCAGGCGTTCCGGCCACTCGATAACAGCGCCGAGCACCCAAAAGAAGAGGAGGAGCCCTCCAAGTGTCAGGACTCCCCATAGCAGTGCTAGCGCGGCTTTACCCATCAGCGCGAAGTGGCTTTTCTGCGAGCAGTTTCCATGATCTGTTCCATCGTATCGGCCATCTGCCTGTGAGCTTCTGACATCACCTTGGCGTAAATGGCTTCCGTAACCCTCGTACTCGAATGGCCGAGGCGTGCCGAGACCCAAGCGAGGTTGACATTACCCTCGTTGAGCAGAGCGGTGGCGTGTGAGTGTCTGGTATCGTAAAGTCGGATGGCAGTTGGCAGACCCGCTCGTTCCAGTGCGGACTTGAAACGGTTTCTAACATTGTTAGGGTCGAGAAAAGACCCAACTTTGGTTGCAAAGATAAAATCATTTCTGGAATAATGCGGTCCATAGGCTAGAATTTCCTTGATTTGCTGTAGCTTGTGCTCTTTCAGTGCTTCGATCATCGACTTTGACAGCGTGACAGGCCGGAGCGACTTCTGAGTCTTAGCTTTGCGCTCAACAACCTTGTAAGCACCCTTGGTTGTCCTGACGATGACACGCTGAACGCGGAGGGTCTCACCTTCCAAGTCGGGCCACTTCAGAGCCAGTGCTTCACCAGGGCGTAACCCAGTGTCAAGCAAGAGGAGCCAGAGAGGGAGTAACCGACGCCCTTGCTCACTCCGAAATAAGGTCACCATCTGGTCTGGAGACAGGATAGTGAACTCGCGTTCTATCTTTGCTGGTCGTTCAGTGTCTTCCGTTGGGTTCCTAACGAGGTATCCCAACTTAATTGCCTTGCCCAACGCCTGGTGCAGCACAGTGTGGGCGTACTCTATGGTGCGTGGTGAAAGCTTTTGAGCTATCAGGGCGTTGTAAGCAGCCTGCACAACAGGAGGCGTCAACTGATGGAGCTTGAGGTGCCCGAGTGAGGGCAGGATGTAGAGCTTCAGGTGCAACTTGTACCCATTCAGCGTAGATTCACTGATCTGCACCTTAGACTTGTACCACTCTTCAACGTACTCTGCAAGAGTGATCTTCACAGGAGCGGCGAGCGTGTGCGTGTCGTTCGAGCGAAGCATCTTGGTGAGCGCTTGACCCGCCTGATGCGTGGTTCCCTCGAAGGTCTCACCGACGTACTTGCGTTTCCCGTTGCCGTCGCGACCGACATAGACTCTGAGGAGCCACTTGTTGTCCCCACGAGGGATCATCTGGCCGCGTGTGGTCATGAAAGAGCCCTCCAGATACGCCAATACATCCAAGGATGCGCGAGTATATCTAGCGTGAGTTGAAACCAGGTGCCGCTTCTCTTCCAGTGATGTAGCACTTCGTATAAGCTGAAGTCGGTCTTCATGCCCCCTCCTTGGGGTGGTTGTTCTAACGGAGCAGGAACCTCAAGTGTGCCGCTAGTGTGCTTACCTTGGGATATACCACGCAGGGATAACCCCTGCAAGTGCTTACGTGGCACAATTGTGGTTCATGCTCCGGTATTCTGCGCGTGTGTACCCTGGAAGCGCGTCGTACACGAGTCAGCCCTCTCGGGCCTAACGCTTTACGACGCAGAATACCGGAGATTCGTAATCGAGCGGTCGTCGGTTCAATTCCGACCGGTGGCTCTTAGACTTACGAGGTTGGCTGGCCTTCTAAGTGTGCCGATTAGTGTGCCACTATAAAACTAATACTAGCGGGGGCAGCGGGATTGGATGCCCGCGATAGTGCCGTTGTCCGGTTGCCGCTCTTGGCTCTGCCCCCTTCCACTTCATGACAAATCATTTACCCTCCTAGGTGCCACAGTAGGTATCGCCATAGTGCTCTGAATTTCCATGCGAATTTCCAATGAGGAGCCAGCAGGAACATTACGAACACGATGGCATTGGGGATTAACAGCAGGTTCACTTCTACTTCATCACTACCAGTCCATCGAGGGAGGCGACCGATGAGTTTCACGGTGCCTCCCTGAATGGGTTTTTACCACTTTGCTTCTACGCGAACCTGCGTAATTGTCCAAGCGGCTGATGCGCCGCCGTTGATAGATAAGCCAATGAATTGACCTGCGAGCGCAGTGTTGTCGAATCCTGCACTGGTTGCTTCCACTAAACCTGCCGCATTGTTTGCAAAGCCCGTTGCCGCAAGATTGTGATCCATGCTGGTGGTGCCTTGGAGCACTCCGCTGGCACCAACACTACGAACTACGACATAGATATTGATAACTGCAACATCAGCGGCGGCGGTCTGTGCTGGACCTGTAAGTGTAAGTCGCGCAGTATCCGCTGTAGTGCGGTTCGATCCAATTCGGATTGTGTAAACCGGTGTAGCAATTCCCGCAGCAGTCTTGGAGACTGAGATTGTCCAGCGAAAGATGGCCCCCGCTTGAAGGAATGACGGAATTTGAATGTCGGAGTTCGTAACATAGGTATCCGATGCAAACCCCGGACCCTGCGCTGCGACTGAAGCGTTCTCAGAGCGTGCTGAGACAACGATACCAGCTTCGTTTTTAACGCCGAGAATTTTACCATTTGTATCAACGAAAATGATTGCTGTTCCGGCGCTAGGTGTTGAAGGCGTACCCTGTACATCTACGAGTATGTCAGCCATTAGGTCAGTCTCAGTCTTCCTGTTCCTTGAAGTGTTGCGCGTTGCGTAGTCGTGAGTTTGATTCGTCCGTTTGCGTGCAGACCAAATTGCCCTGTAACCACGGTAAACGATCCCGGCGCTTGGTCACCCATGAAGGGTGCGGTAACAGAGCCACCACCTGGAGGTGTGGCGAAGGCTCCGTCAGCCCGCAAGAAATTCGTAGTACCACCGGGAAACTTCTTCATCAGTCCGTGCTTCGAGGTATCAGCATCAAGCGTGGTGATGTCGGTTGGGGCAGCAAGTTCATCCAGCTTAATCGGATCGCCGCCACCACTCTTGTGAGACGTGGCGTGAGCTACCGGCGTCCGCGCATCAGTGAAGCGAGCGTCGTTGCCAAACGGGACCGTACTGCCTGTCTGGCCCGTTGGGATTCTGGCGATGTCAAGTGTGCCAGATGCCACATCGCTTGCCGGATGCGTGTGCGTGAGAGCAGCCTTACCGTCAAGCGCAGTTTGGAGACCAGTGGTGTCAGAAATCGCGTGACTGTGCGACGTTGGCGCTTTACCATCAAGCGCAGCCTGTAGGCCAGTAGTGTCAGCAATGACGTGAGTATGAGCGTCATCCGCTTTACCATCCAGAACCGTTTGGAGCCCGGTGGTGTCAGCAATGATGTGCGCGTGAGAAAGCGGTGCTTGTGGGTCAGCCAGTAGGCCCGAAAGCGCCGTGACACTGATTTCATCTAATCCACCATCTTGGTGTGTGGTAGCGTGTGGTCCGCCGCCACCACCGGGAGGATCAACGTCCGCTGCTGGAAATGTGTTGGGGGAATCGGAAAAGGACCACAGTTGTCGTTCCGCTTCAACGGCAATGAACAGCATCCGCTTTCGTGGCGTTAACTGAGCAACTTTCTTCCCGAAGTGATCGAGAATTTCAGCAAGTTCGGCAGCTCCCGCTGTCGCTAACTGTGCATTACCGGGAGCTACCGTACCACCTGTCCCATCCCCAATTTTAGGAAGGGTAAATTGTGCCACGTTACTTTTTCTCGCGTTTCACGCTCCACCATGTAGCCCACGCGCTGCCTACGACGTAGGCCGCAAAGGCTTCCATGTTGTGCGTATAGATGACTATAAGGGATGACACACAGATCACGATGTCCCACCACGCAGCTTTGCCTGCGGATCGTTTCTCGATAGCGAGAAGACACCACGTTTGCGCTGCTGAAGTGAGAAACCCGAAAACCAGTGAGCCAACAACTATCAGAGTGTTAGACACATTTATGGTCTGTTAACACGCCACTGAGTTGGGCAAATAAAGAACGTGTCTGGTTCTGGTTCAAAGACAACGATCTGCCAGAGAGGGCACGCAGTTCTATCTTTGGCGAAAACAACTTGAGGAGGCCAGCCTAAATCTTCCTGACGCCAATAGCCGGAAGACTTCCATGCAAGAGGGCTTCCGACAACCGCTACATACTCGACCATTCGGGCATTACGCGCAGTCGAACTAACTCGTTCACGAAGTGGACCATGAGCGCAAGCAGCCATGCCAATGAGCAGCAGCAAGATGGACAGCTTTTCAAAGAGTTTCATGAGAAATACTTTCCTTGAAGGGAAAACACACAGAAGCCCCCGGTCGCGGAGTGCGCGATTGTCCGGGGGCTTTGCGGCTGTCGCCCGAAGGCGGCAGGAGGGTTTAGTTACTTAGTAGCAGTTGTGTTGCTTTTAAGACGCTGTTGAATCCAGTTGTACCACAGCGAGATACCTGGGAACTGTCTCTCAGCTTGTTGGAGGTTTAGTTGCTGTTGATCTGCTGGTGACCTAACGATCTCCATTGCTGAACGGAATGTCTCAGCAACGTATTCTGCTGGCGGGTTACCTGTGTCACTCTCGTAAGTGAACGCGGGTGGCTTCGCAGTATTGAAGATTGCCCTTAGAGTCTCAGTAATCTCAAGCGCATCACCAGTTTCCTGGGAACGCCGGTCAATGACGTGACCCACCTCGTGTGTGAATGCACCGAGCGCTTCCTCGTCTTGCTTCCCATACAACTGGATGGTACCAGCATTCGTTGTTCCTGCTCGCAAATTTGGCAGGTCTTGTGGAGGACTGTCGAACGAACTGACTTCAACGGGATCATTAACGAGTCGGCTTAGCGTGTCTGCTACGAAAGGTTTAGCGAAGTATGACTGCCATTCCTTCGAAAGGCCTGACCGCCCCGGCACGAACTTAGCCGGGGGATCAGGTCTGATAGGGGCCGTCATTAAGCGTTGCTTTTGATGAACGCACACTTTTCAGGATCGAAGATCGCATCGGGCGGAAGTTTCTCTCGCTCGATGATTCCCTTCAAGATTCCAAGATAGCTGGCGTCCAATGAGGCCCGCTGAGCGGCAAACGCTTCAAGATGACCGCGCTCGCGCTCGGGGATTTTATACAGGATGTTCTTGTTCTTTCTTACTGACTGCATCTTTCCTCTCCTTTTTACGCCGTCTGACCACATGTTCCTTCTCCTTTTAAGCTGGGGGACGAACCGCGATAGTAAACACGGCCCAAGACTGAGAGCCAGACCATGTGAACGTGCTGGGATTCTCAGAAGTAGCGTACAGAGTTCTGCGAAGAGAACGGACTAAGCACGTTGAGGCTCCATCGCCGGTTGAATTGAGATTGGCATAATTCGTTGGATCAACACTGAAAGTAGGATTGCCGGTAACACCTACTGCCGCCAACCACAACGTTCGATCTGTCCAACCTGGAGTGTTGTTGCTTGGATCGGCGCCTGTACCTGGAGCGCCAGAGTTAGTGGTAACTACAACCCCGTTTGTTCCAGCATTTCCGAACCAACGTGTAATCCTATACGTTTGTGCTGCCGCTTTCACGGAGTTTCCTGTCACAACGTTAACGGTGGTTCCACCTTCTGAACCGCTGGCTGCTTTCGTAAATGTGTTAGCTAAGCCGATGGCTCCAGATGCAGTCCAACCAGAAGGCGTGGTAACAGACCCTTGCGTGGCGTGGAACGTAATTATCATCAGAAGCAGTTCGCCAGCATTCACAGTAGCGGGCATCGAGACGTTGTGATTCACCGAAGCAGAACTGACAGATGTTCCAGTCATGCTCTGCACCTGAGGCGTAGGTGCCATCACGTTTGTTTGAAGCGTCATCACCGTGAAGCGCGTAGTCGGATTAGTTCGGTACTCAAACTCGAACAAATCCATTGCCCCAGGCGTGGTGGTGAGCGTCGGTGGAGTGTCGGCTGTATACATGAAAACTTCACCGTTCGGCCCTAATATCGTCGGAAAGGGACGAGAGCCCGTTGCGTCTTGCTGAAACCAGATGCGATACCGCCCACCGTTCGTAGGATTGCTGAGCGTGATCGTTGCCGTGCCAGTAAGACGCACCTGCTGCGTAAGGCCGGTCGAAAGGTCTACAGTGAGCGAAGTTCCGCTGTCGATAGATGGCTGCACCGGTACAGCAAGAATTCGTTTAGCACCAGTGAAATCGGCAACAGTAGCGGCGTCTTTATCGAAAATCTGAAGCCCGTAATCTGTCGCTCCACCGGCGATCTTACCTAGCTTCAACCGAACCACAGGAGAGCCCTGCGTATCGGTGATGGTAAGCAGGGCGTTTGTTAGATCAGCTATGAACGTGGAAGCGGTGTCTCGGAGCAGACCGGCAGTAATCGTGCCGATATCCGCGACGATAGAACTCAGCGTGCTAACGGTGATTTTCGCCGCTGTGACTGCGCCAGCAAGAATCTTGTTCGTAGTCACCGAGTCAGCAGCTAGTTCAGCAGCAGTAATCGTCAGAGCGGTGATGTTCGCAGCGGTGATAGTATTTGCAGCGATCTTCGCACCGGTAATAGTGCTCGCAGCAATTTCTGCTGCTGTGATCGTCAGAGCGGCTATGTTTGCAGCGGTGATTGTCGTAGCGGCGATCTTACCACCAGTGATGGTGCCTGCTGCAATCTCTGCCGCAGTGATGGTGTTCGCTGCAATCTCTGCCGCAGTGATGGTGTTCGCTGCGATCTTCGCCCCTGTGATTGTGGAGGCGGCGATCTCTGCAGCAGTGATGGTCAAAGCTGCGATGTTGGCAGCAGTGATGGTTGTTGCAGCGATCTTTGCACCAGTAATGGTGCCCGCAGCGATCTCAGCAGCGGTAATCGTTAGAGCGGTGATCTCATTGGCGGTGATCGTGTGGGCGGCAATCTTCGCAGCGGTGATTGATGCGGCAACGATAGATGAGCCATTCAGCATGATAATTATGCTGGAATCATCAAAGCGGCAGACTGTTGCACCTGCACCGTCGTTAGCTATTTCAACAACGAAGCGCAAATACTTTTTACCAGATACTACGGTATACGTTGCGGATAACTGAGTCCACGCCGCTGTCGTAACCGTAGAGCTAACCTCATAGACAGGGTTTGCTTTATCTTTGTCTAAAATTTCTATGACATAGCGACACGAAGCCGTGCCCGATTCCCTGTATCCCCAACCGCCGAACTGAATGACATCGCCTTCTTCAACTTCTAAGTACGTGTAAGCTGTATCTGCATCATCACGCTGGAAACAATGCGTATATACGCCAGCAGAACCAGTGATTTCGAGATACTTGTTACCCGAGTGAGCTTTAGCTGAATCGGTTACGAAAACACTTCCAGCACCAGCGCTCCAGAACGTGGCCCCATCTTCGAAACCAGGATTCCTCGATCCATTCAGCCTATCGGGATTCGAGAGAAAATTGCGGAAGCCAGCCACGAGACGATCAGTTGTCAGCGTGTTGACCGCAATCTTAGCTGCGGTAATGGTATTTGCGG